TCCTCAAAGAAAAAAAAGTTATCAACGTCTGAGCTAAATAGAAGCGATCTCAAGGTCAATCGTGGTGTTGAGCTCATACTTAACAAACCAAAAAAAGGAGGTGTCACTGTGTCTACAGAACTTATTACAATCGTTACACTTCCAATAGCATTCTTACTATTTTCTGTTGGTGCCGTGACTGGTTGGTTAATTAGAGACTACATGATGAATTATCAAGAGATACCAAGACCTCATCCAGAGATGTTTGATGAAAATGGGAACCTAGTTCCTGATGATATTGTCGCATTTAGATTTGAAAATTATGACAGCAACGAAGAAGACGACGACTAAAACTAGAAAACCTAGAACAGTCGCCGTTAAAAAACCTGTAAGTCTTGACTTACCAAGAAATCCTTTTGTCTTTGAGGTATTGGATTTAGTATCAAAACAAAGAACTAAGGCAAAAAAAATTGAAGTTCTTAAAAGATATGAAGACCCTTCATTAAAGGCACTTTTTATTTGGAATTTTGACATGAGTATTGTCAGTATTCTTCCAGAAGGTGATGTTCCATATTCGGGATATGATGAACAGAATACTTACTCAGGTGGAGTTAGTGCAAAAATATCTGAAGAAGTTAGATCAATGCATGCAAAGGGAAATTTTTCATTAGGTGTGAGTGATGGACAGGGACATACAACTATCAGAAGAGAGTGGAAACATTTCTATCGTTTTGTGAGAGGTGGTGATGATGGTTTAAATAATCTTCGTAGGGAATCGATGTTCATCAATATTTTAGAAGGATTGCATCCATTGGAAGCAGAAATTGTTATTCTCTGTAAAGATAAAAGATTGGGTGAAGTATATAAAATCACTCAGGATGTAGTTGCTGCAGCATATCCCGATATCCAGTGGGGTAATAGAACATAATGGAAGAAATAAAAACTCAAACATCTTGGTCTCAGAAAGAGAAGGATGGATTAAAGGAAAAATATGGGTGTGAAATTTTAGTAGAGAGAGCTAAGTCAGAACAATTAACAAGCACACAGTTTCCTACAGATGCATACATAATTGAGTATCAGGTGAATGATGAAACCTTTCATGATCTATCAAGAGGCACTCAGGTAACCTTGTTTGATATGTATTATGATAAGTTTAAGGGTGGATTAAAGAAAATTAACTATGGTAAAGGTAATATCAGACCAGGTTTATGGATGTATCAGAACTCACAAACATCTAAAAAGAAAAAGAGAAGATAAATCCAAAAATAGGGCAAAAAAAATTCGGCAAAATTTTTGAACCTTTAAGATTTTCTAAAAATGTAACAGATATTACAAAACTGCTTGACTATATAGTGTGGGTATGCTAACATACCTTTACGTTCATCCAAAATGATAGAACTCACACTTCTGACATCACTTCTTACCGAACACAATGCTTCCCATTGGGAAATGTCTTGTTCAGACTGGAACAAAAACAGAATTGAGATACTTAGCGATAAGAATCTTAACTCTGATGCTCACGAGTATCTTATAGATTACTTGAGAACAAAAGTGTCAGGTGACTGTGATGTTTATATCATCGGACGCAAGTAAGCCGACTCGGAACGGGTTCGTTCATCCTTATGTATCAACTTCTTCTCAGTTTAATAGTAATTGGAGCACCACTTGATTGTGAGACTGCTGCTGAACTAATAGACTCTGCAAGAAATAACCCTGATAAATCTGAGCAATTGGAAATAACAAGGGTTGTGGTAGCACATACTGACCCAGTATGTTTTAAATCTAAGGACGCAAAAGCCGACTGAAGGAACGGGACTAAAAACCCCTACTACTTACAGGAGCAACCAAATGGCAAAAGTCACATATAGAGGTGTTGTATACGACACCGACAGAAACAAAGGACAGCAAACAAACAAGGTCGATTTAACTTACCGTGGTGTAAGATTAGAAAAGGAACTTACAAGTGTTAAATGATTGAAACTCTTGAGATATGTTTAGCATCTGCTATCTTTCTCACAATCATAAATGCTGAAATTCAATTTCTGTATGGAAAATAAAACGAAGGGGTTGATCCCCTTCTTTTTTTGTGTTATCATAAATAAAATGAAAATCTCATGAACAAAGAAAATCTTAAAGTTCTTATTAGTGACTTGGAACGTGCAGTATCTGAGTTAAAAGCAGAGGTTTATTCTGACAGAGAATCTTATTTGACTTATGAGGATTATAAGAAACTTGATGAAAAAGATTTAAATTATGGTCACATTTTTGAGGATGATGAATGAGAACTAAGTACATCTTAAAAAATTTAAGAAAAGCTCTACAACAAGATTATTTGTATAATGCAGAGGAATTAAAATTTATGAAGGAACAATTATTAATTTTAGAAGAAGAAGTTAAAAAAGAAAAACCAGAAGGATTTGGTAAATGACTGTTAATTTAATAAGTATCACTCCAGATGCAGAAAAAACTATGGCACATATCGCCAGAGTTTCTAATCCAAATAATCAAGATAATCCAAACTATGCAGGATTATTAAAGTATTGTATCAAACATAATCATTGGTCTGTTTTTGAGCAATCTACAATGACTCTTGAGATAGAAACAACCCGTGCGATTGCAGCACAGATATTAAGACATCGAAGTTTCACATTCCAAGAATTTTCTCAAAGATATGCCGATAGTAACTTGTTAGGAAACATAGAACTACCTAAACTTCGAAAACAGGATAGCAAAAATCGTCAAAATTCTACAGATGATTTAGATCCTAAAGTGATACAGTCATTAAACATGCAAATGGGAACTCTTTTTGGTTCATCCCTTGCACTATACAATCAAATGCTGGAGTTGGGTGTGGCAAAAGAATGTGCTAGAATGGTTTTACCACTCTGTACTCCAACTAGAATTTATATGACAGGATCATGTCGTTCATGGATTCATTATATTAATCTAAGATCAGCACATGGAACACAAAAAGAACATATGGATATAGCAGAGGCATGTCGTAAGGTATTTACCGAACAATTCCCTGCTGTGTCTGAGGCACTTGAGTGGGTCTAAATAATTTTACATTACTTAATAAATCATGGCAACATATCCTGTAATTAATAATAAAACTGGTGAACAGAAAGAAGTCGTAATGAGTGTGATGGATTGGGACAAATGGAGAGAAAATAATCCAGACTGGGAACGTGATTACTCAGATCCCTCTACCTTTCCTGGTTTAGGACTGGAAGTTGTAGGTGAATGGCAAGACAAATTAAATAAGAAACATCCTAGTTGGAATGAAATTCTAAAGAAGTCCGAAAGATCTGGTGGTATTTCTGGAAGATTAGCAAAAAAAGGATCTTTTGAATCTTCTACACAATCTGCTCCTGAGATAGACGATTAAAAACATGGCAAGAAGAAAAAGAGGATCAAGTTCTGATCAACCTATTGGTGTTGGTTTGACAGCTAAACAAATGAAAAGAAAAAAACCTGTCAATAATGCTTATCTAATTGATATTGAACCATTATCGGACAATCAAAAAAAATTGTTTGATTCATATGATGCACAAAAAAATATTGTGGCATATGGTTGTGCAGGAACAGGAAAAACTTTTGTCACACTTTATAAAGCACTCTCTGATGTTTTAGATGAAAGCACACCTTATGAAAAAATATATCTGGTAAGATCATTAGTCTCTACAAGGGAGATTGGATTTCTACCTGGTGACCATGAGGACAAAGCAGACATTTATCAGATACCATATAAAAATATGGTGAAGTATATGTTCCAGATGCCTTCTGACGCAGACTTTGAGATGCTTTATGGTAATCTAAAGGCACAGGAAACAATTAAGTTTTGGAGCACATCTTTTATTCGTGGAACCACATTAGACAACTCCATCATTATTGTTGATGAGTTTCAGAATTTAAACTTCCATGAACTTGACAGTATTATCACTCGTGTAGGTGAGAATACAAAGATATGTTTCTGTGGTGATGCAAGTCAGACTGACTTAGTAAAAACAAATGACAAGAATGGTATCGTCAACTTCATGAACATCTTGCGTAAAATGCCATCATTTGATATAATGGAGTTTGATATCAATGACATCGTTCGTTCTGGACTTGTCAAAGAATATCTTTTGTCGAAACTAGAGATAAATTTTGATGTTTAATCATATAGACTTAGATCTTAAACCAATTGCAAGAGAGACAATTGATGGTGTAAGGTATTACAAAATTCCTGATGAAGAAGAACCACTTAGGTTGGTTTCGATAACATCTATCACCAGTCATTTTAACAAACAAATCTTTCTTGATTGGAGAAAGAGAGTTGGAAATGAGGAAGCAGACCGTATAACTAAAGCTGCCACGACTCGTGGAACAGATATGCACACACTTACTGAGTATTATCTGAAGAACGAAAAGTTACCAAAGGTTCCTCCCATATCTGATTTTCTGTTTAAGATATCTAAGAAAGAATTAAATCGCATCGATAAGATTCACTCTCTAGAAGGTGCCCTATATAGTAAACAACTAGGAATTGCTGGAACTGTCGATTGTATTGCAGAACATGATGGTGAGTTAGCAATAATAGATTTTAAAACATCTAAGAA